CTTACTTGTCGCGACTTCACTGACAAGCAGATCTTTGTTAAAGTCGAAGCTTTGTTAAAACGACACGACCCTCGTTGGGCTCCACGCGTTATATACCAATCCTCTGATTTGCACAACGTCGTTTTGGGACCGGTCATGTGGAAATGTACCAAGCGTATGTTTTCGGCTATGCAACACACCCCTCATCAGGGTGTTTCATATATGGGCGCTTATGCACAGCAGAGCCCAGCATTAGTCGATCGCATCACGCGACACGCTACTTCAGATTCTGTTTTCCTTGAGTCTGATTTCAGTTCCAATGACATGACCCAACTCGAAGATGTGCATCTCCTCGAGATAATGTGGTTGACTCGTTTTGGTGCTCCCGCCTGGGTTACTGCTTTGATGCACGTTGCTAACAAGTTTCGTGCTACTTCGTTTAAGCACAAAGTCAAGGTAACCGTGGAGAACCAACTGCCTACTGGGGCACAGTCCACCACATTCCGCAATTCGCTGTGGAATGCTACGATTAGCTATTGTTTCTGCCTGCGGATGAATATTGAAGCGGACATTTTGTTACTCGGTGACGACAATCTTATGCACATTTATTCTGCATCTACCATGAATAAGAAATCTCTTCGCAGAGATTACGAGAGGGTTACTCTTCTCGCCGGCATGGATGCAGAGGTAAAGGTGCGCAAGCATTTGTCTGAGACTGGGTTTTTGTCCAAACAATTCGTCCCTGACGGATCGTCGTTTGTCCTTGTCCCGAAGCTAGGGAAAGCAATTGCGAGATTTAATGTGCGAGCTACGAGCAATCAAGCCGTGTCTGATAGTGATTACATCGCTGGTAAGGCACTCTCGTACGCATATGAATTTCGTTACCTCGGTCCTGTTTCACGTTTGTTCCTCTTGAAATACGTGTCTATGGGTGTCGAGGATCCCTCCCTGGATGCGTTGGGTTGGAATGCCAAGGGTCACTTTCTTAGGGAAGGGCTCTCCGGTATTATGTTGGCCATAGAATCTGCGAGGTCTGTCTCGCGTGATGATATGACAACGTTTTACCATTGGCGTTACGACCTCTTCGCGTCTGATGTTGTTGCTTTGGTGTCTAAGATGCTATTCGGCGATCGTGATCTTGAGCCAGGTGAGATTGGCTATGTTCTCTCTGATTTCGTGTGAGATCAAGGCCCCCGCCTAAACGGATGACTATCGTACGGTACAAAAAAAAAAAAAAATCATTATACTTTCGGATGCGAAGCGACACCCTTTTTTGCTTCAAGCAGAATGTTCAAAATTAAAATAATCGAAAAGGTAACTTTCATTTTGTAATTCATCCGTCGTCACCTGTAGTTGTAATGTTTATTAGTAATTACGTTCTCGTATGGATAGATAGAGAGACATCGTTACCTTAATTACATAAAAC